ATCCAGTTGGGGTTCAGCACGATCTGATCATGCGTTACCTTCCAACCAATAGTCCCTCGCTGATCCAACGGGTCCAGACCAGTCTCACCAAGGTCCTTCACTATGATCGAAGCTACCTGCACCGGTCGCCCAGTGAGCTCGCCCCAGATCAACCCCGGTCCACCGTCAGCATTCCAGTTAGGAGCCATGCCGGACATGCCAGCCAGCCCATAGCTTTCCATACCAACGAACAGAGCCGAGTAAACATCCTCAGTGCTGTTTTGGCCTGAGTCCGCCCATTCCTTCACATTCGAGCTCAGGAACACCTTGCAGTTGACGATCGTTCCAATCAAACCAGAACGCATGCTGTCGCCACCCTCTCGAGTGAACAGAGCAACAAACGTTGGGTCCTGCATTAGTGTAGCCCAGCTGTGGGGGTGAAGCAATAGGGGATACATGCCGCCATCCGCAGGTCGAGCACCTTCAGCTTCCAATGTGGCAACGTCATAGACGATGTCCGCATAGGAAATCTTATCGTTCGCAACATCGATCGTGGCCCGGGAGGTTGCCCCACCAGCATAGTCGATGGACGCATTCGCCACCAACTCATCACGGATCAACGTGTCAATCGACAAGCCTGCTTGCTCGCCGAGAATAGCAGAAGTTTCTAAGATTACAGGGTCGTACGCCTGAATCTCAAGTTTGTCCGTATAGCCAACCCACGCACCGTACCACTCAGGGGTTAGTGTGTAGGTCGAGATATTCGGAGCCGCATGCTCTACGGGGGTCACGCCCTCAGTCAAAGAAGTCGTAACAGCCGAGAGCGATTCCCACCGACGAATCTCCCAGTCCTTATAGCCACGGAACGTAGCAGTACGTCCCCACCGGCCATGGAGCAGTCGTGGGAGAGCACGAAGCATGAGGCGACGGTCATATGCACTCTTAACCGTAGCCGCCATACTTGAAGTGGTCTCATTAGCCATGTGTAGATTCCTCCACAGATGGCATCTGGCTTATTTAGTTTTGGGCAAACCGTGTGGAGGTTCTAGTCCCCCTAGAACGGTGATTTATCCCAGTCGATGCCATCCAAGATTGTTATGGGGAGTTGTCCCCTCTCGACATACGTCAGAACCGTATCCTCTGTCCAGTTGACATCAGGATATTGGTTCTTCAGCGACTGTATGACGTCTCCCATAGTCTTGGTACCGGAAGGTTGAGCACCGTGTTGGGCCATGACCGGGGGTGCCTTAACCCCAGAACTCTGAGCTGGTTCGGGATCGGCTTGAGCTGAGGGTTTACTCTCTAGCTCTGCGATCCGCTTCTGCAGTTCGTCCTGACGTCTAGCTACACCTTCCCAGCCACTTGCATACAGGGCTTCGGGGCTCGTGAAATCCAGCCTGTCAAATGGTACTCCCATCTGCACAAACGATTGTGCATATTGATTCATGGACAGCACCGCTTCTTGGTTGGCTCTCAGTTGCTCGGCTTCCATTTGGGCTCTTTGAGCTCTCTGAAGAGCTACGTCACGCTCGTAGGCGATCCGTTCCGCTTCATCCATTCCGGCCATAGCCGCTTGATGCATGCGCTCTTCATACTCTCGTGCCCGCTGGTTAGCCTCTCCGACTTCCAGAGCACGTCGCTGTTGCTCTACACTTCGCAGTTTACTCATGTCGGACTCATATTTCGAAATCCGCTCCTGCGCCGCTTCGAGCTGGGCCTGCAAATCTTGGGCATCATCTGGTGTGGAAGGGGCCACCCCCTCTTGAGGAGCTCCACCTTCTGGGCTGGCCATCTCGGGATTAGAAACTCCAGCACCTTCATCACCGATAACTCGTTCATCAGGCATATTCAATTGTCTCCTTGGCAGAGTATATCTGCCGACTTACTTATAATACCATATAATGGATCATTTGTCAAGTGCTAATGACCCTGATGGACATACCCCCCAGAAGCATACCGCCGGACTGTGTTCTGCACTTCCGAGAGGAACTCTTCCGTCTCCGGGTGTTTACTCTTCACATTGTTTATGAACTGCTCATCCACTGCATCCAGACCGGTGCCTTTGGCGATAGCCTCATTCACCCGCTTGGGTAATTCCTTGCCAGTGTATTTGATGATCTTGTCCGGGAACCATATATTCCCCACCGGGCCCGCCATGCCCACAGAGAAGGCCAGCCTTCGGGTGTCCATGCTCGTGCGCTTTCCAGCTGGGATGAAGGGCTGTATCGGACGATCTCGTACACTGTACTCGCCCCCAAACTGTCCACTGCCGCCATAGCTACCAGAGTACCCACCGCCTCCATACCCCACCCCTGTGTAGGATCGGATAGTATCAGCCTTGTCCTTCTGGTAGTACTTAGCCCACTCGGGATTCAGAGCCGCATACTCCTCAATCAGGGAGCCGTAGTTTCGGTAGGCCTGAGCAAATTGTGGGTTGGACTGTCGATAGGCTTTACGCCCGGACTCATCCAAGTTCCAATACTCGCCCAGCTCTGCAGAGAATCCCGGATAGGTTTCCCCATCCAGCCACTCGGCTTTGGCCTCCTGAGCCCTACGAGCTGTGGAGCGTTCGTGCAGTTCTTGGTCCGTAGGCTGTAGGCTAAACCCTAAAACCCCTGCCGCACGTTCAGCTATGCCAAGTTGCTGGCTGTAATAGTCCAGATCAGTGATCTCAATCTCATCACCAGCATCCCACATGTAGGACTCAATGAAGCTCTCATCTCCGCCCAACTCTATGAACTTGTCCTTGAATTCGGTGTTTCGATACCCCGGAGGAATAGCTCCCAGAATGTCACTGCGACGGTTGTCAAGGAGAGCCTCTTCCTCTCCATCCTCCGCCATAGCGTCTTGGAGCATCCGGTAGTCTAGGTCCCAGAAGTCTCGGCCCTTCAGAGCTTCCATGATGTCTACAGGGTCGAACCGGTCGCCGTATTCTGCCGTGATCCACTGCATCATCTGCAGGTCGTCCGGCCTCTTACTCTCGCCGAATTGTCTCAGATAATTCCGAGAGGCCAGCTCATAGTCTTCATTCTTCTTCCCATCTACCGCATCGAACAGTCCGGACAGGTAGTGTTCTTGGTACGCCCACATAATGGCGTCGTCGACCGTGTCATTGTCCTTCTGCCATTCCCGGAATCCTTCAGGGGTAGCTATCTCTAACAAACGACCAATAATGTCCTTCGGTTGGTTCAGCTCCGGATGTAGCCACTCTATGTTCGAAAACTGCTTCCACAAAGCCCCGGATGCCGACACCATCATCGCCAAGTTCTCAGGGGCTAAATACTCCTCATATTCCTTCTCGAACTCTTTATAAGAAGTGTGCTTGGACTTATCGTAGAATGGAAGGTCTTCTTGGACAATTCTGAAGAACAGGTTCACCATGTCTTCGTAAACCAGTACCTTGGGCTTATACCCAACGTACCAAGTCTTGAAGGCCTCAGCATACATGTCCTCCATCTCGAGCATGCCCCGTCTGGCCATGTAATCTGCATAGATCGCTTTACGAGTCTGCTTATCTCCAACGGGGGCCTCTCTCAAGGATATATCACGTTCATATCTCAAGGAGTCCAAAGCCTTGAAGTAGGCCCGGGTCTGTTGATCTTCCTGAATTTGCATCAGGAGAATTTCATTCCGAGCTGTGGGGTCTCGAACGGCATCGCCCTCTGGAGTAGTGACCCAACCAATTTGGTCCCGCAGGTTTGATATAAGACCCTGAGGATCAGAGTACGCCCGATCTACATAGTGATCCCAGCGTTCCTTAGCTCTCGTCGGTAGGTCAAAGATTGCCGCCACGACTTCATTATTCAGACCATCCTGCAGAGCCATGATATCATTCTTCAATAGGATCAATTCTGCGTCGGCGTCTGTGTGTATGCGCCCATACTGACCGGTGAAATAACCGAAGCCCCGTAGATAGTATTCGCTGTTCTCGACCTCCGATCGGGTCTGGAGCCAGTATTCCCGAGCCTGTGGATTATCTCGGTCCTTCAGAATCTCCAGCTGTTCATTGATCCACAGCATGGTGTCCTCACCGTAGAAGTCGTCCCCCCTGCGCTCTCGCTCTTTGATAATCTCTTCCCTACGATCGGCTAGGAGTTTTACAACAACCCGGGTGTCCTGCTCTTTGTAGGCAATTGCCTGTTCTGCCAGCAAAGCAGATGCCTCCGGGTTCTTACCATTAGCGATGTCTTCCGTGGCCTTGGTGAGAACTGCCTTCTCGATCAGGTAGTCCTTCCAGCTAACTTCCGGTAACATAAAATCTGCCACCCAAGGATGTAGCTTGTACAGGGACTGGCGTAGGTGTCGTCTCCAGTTCGGAGGAAGAATGAGGTCTAGCTGTGGGATTATGGACCACCGGGGCGTATCGTTCACATCCAGAATGTTGGTAGCGTACGCCATCTCCTGAATGTAAGGGAATGGGGTAATACCGAACATTCGTCCGGCTTCCCAAATATATCTGGCGGCGGCTGTAACTGGGCTCACGTCTTCCCGCTCTTCATAGTCAGGCCACATGTAGTTCATTGGCAGAGCGAACCGGAAGGACAGCGGACCCGTAGCATTGAACCAAATGTCCGTACCCGGGATCGGCAATCGCCCTCTGGTAGAAGGCAGTGGATCACCATACCGGTTTATCAGGCCATGCTCTATAGCCACCCTCTCAGAGTGTTGCATGTACTTCATATAAGCAGTGGCCAGCCAAGGACTCTCAACCATGAGCTTGGTCCACATTGGTAGGGATCGGGCGGGGAACATGTAGAAGGGGATAATATAACCCTTGATGAACCCCTCAATGTTGTTGTAGTTGGTGTAGTCCAACATCCGTTCATTGGTGAAGTTTACTGCACCATTGAAGGTCTGCCCCAAGAACTCTCCGCCATAGTTAGCCGCATCGATTCCTTGGATCATGAGATCGGCGTATTCATCTCCAAGAGCGGTCAGGGCTCGAGCCTGATCCTCCGCCAGCTTAGTCATGAAGATCGATCCATCATTGAGCCCACCAAGGACGTGTCCACGAAGAGCTGACATGGACTCGCCGGTTGCCCGAAGTTCTGTCTCGGACATCACGATCTGCCTCATGGCAGTCGCAGTTCCCGGCATGTAATTATCTAGAGGGGGAAGATTGAAAGTGGGCCTTGCGCCGTGTTGTCCTTGGGCAATCCAGTTGTATTGGGACGTGATGTATTCCCGATAATTCTGGATCACATCGGCGGCGAATATGTCCCCACGATTTAGGGCCGCATCCCGTAACTCATCCAAATAGGATCGGTACTCGCCCAAACTATTTACTTCCTTCGGGAATCTCAGCCCACCTTGGGTCTCCTGTAAGATGACCCACGTCTCGTCCACAACCTGTTCGGCATGGTCCCGGGACGCCTGCTGAGATGCTCTCTCCTCTGCTGAAGGAACCGTTACTTCTATCTCCACATCTTCTGGTATGAATGGCCCAGCGATCGGATCATTCAATACTTCCTCGAAACGACTTCCAACCCCATCTCCGAAGAAAGTTCTTTGGAAGTCTCTCAGGACATCTGGGTCCTCAACCCAGTTACTCCCACTCATAAACTCATCTGCAAATGAACCATCCCAATACTGCGGGGACAGCCTAGCGTCGTCGGACAAGCGGATGCCGGTCAATCGGCCTTCCTCAATTCGGAACTCAAAGCCGTGTGTAGCAACCTCTCCATTGACGTCCCGAGATGCCATAACGAGGTCAGCCACGCTGGGAGCCTCATTCTCATTCAACCGCCGGACAAGCTCTTTCATCCCGTCTTCGGTCCCGGCTAGTTCATAAAGCTCTTCCATAACGGCACGAGCGTTGTCATAGTAGGTCTTCCGCATGGAGTCTACCAGAGCCCACCGCTCTGCCCGATTGCCCTGATATGGATTTGGATATGAATTCCTCAGGAACCCCCGGTACAGTCCCGACTCTCCGGTCGTAATAATAGTGGCATGTACCTTGTCAATATACTGGACGGTACCATCTATCAGGTCCATCTGCTCTGTGAGCATCTTAACGGACTCGGTGTCCCCACTATCTAAAGCTAATTTCAGGTTGATCTTAGCGTTCTGTCTGGCGACTATTAGATCATCTTTGGCCTCGAACCACTTAGCTCGAGTGGCATTGTGAGCCTCGGCGGACGCACGAGCTCGCTCCCAAGTATCCATGGTGTCTTCGCCAGCGAACTCACGATAATCAGCTCGATCATCGGCAACTGCGGCCTCATCCGATCGAACAGCGTCTGCAACAGGATCACTTACATCCGTCTCTTCTACCCGACCGAACTCATCACGAGGAGCATCGGCATCCATGGGCTGGGGTCCCCGCACATCATCAGGGGCTCGAACTTCTTCCAAGGCATCTTCGAATGCCCGAACTTCTATCTCAATCTTATCGGGGGTAGTAAGGTCAGCCCCATTCTCCCAATATTTGGACCGGTCTCCATGACGGATGTGAGACTCTTCATGGGCAATTAGGAAATCCCTGATCTTCTCGGGGGTATCCAGTTCCTCCCGAAGAGTATCTATGGTAATACCCCTAGACTCCAGTCGTCGGAGAACCCGAGCCTTCTGCTTGGACGCCTCCGATCCCCCACCGCCTTGAATGTGTTCGAAGAATTCATCTACAGTAATATTGCGTTTGATCCGTATCTGACCTTCGGGGGTTGTAGTAGCCAAAGCACCATGTGGTAGCTCATCTACTTCCTCTATGGTAGGGGCTCCCCACCCTCTCTCAACGAAAGCATCCTTCTCAGCTCTCTTGGCGGTTAAATTGGTGTTGATCTCATCCAATTGGTTTTGGATTTCCGCCCGTCGGGCTCTCAGGACATCATCCTCTTCTTCTGAGAATGACAGTTTTAGTTGGGAATCTTCCGGACCCAGCCTGTTATTTATGTGGTCCAACTCTTCCTGAAGCTGATTACGTCCCCTTCGAAGGTGGTCAATTTCGTTATCGAACTCGGCAATCTTCTGTTCCCGATGTCTTAGCCAAGCCTCTGCTCTGCGTCTCTCCACAATAGCGTCATTGGCGGCTTGAGCTTCCTCGGGGCTGGTTGCGGCAGTTGCGGATACATGGTTTGGATCAGAGTAAGATGTAGCCTCTGCGGCAACATTCTGCTCCATGGCCCTATTCACTTCGTCCGCCCGCTCACGGATTGTGTTCTCTATCTTGGCGAACACATTCCCGACCGCCGCCTCACCTAGCTCATCCGCCTCTACCAGTAACAGCAGGTCGTCCATTATGGTGGATGCAATTCGTCTGGCGTTCTCCGGACCAACCGCCTCGGACAGTTCATCAAACCATCCCTCGGGGAAGTACAGACCGAAGGGTGTCTTACCCGCTTTCAGGTCCGCCATCTGGCTTACTAGAGCTTTGAGCTTGGCCGGATTATTCTTCGAGGCGTACCTAGCCGCCATAAACAGGTCTTTGGTTTCTTGGGCTAGATCGTCGGTAAGACCTAGAGACTTCACTCTCAATTCAATTAGGTCCTCGACCATCCTGAATTCCTTCACGAAGGCCGGAGCATACACACGTATACGCAGGGAGGTTTCCATGGCGGAGTTTATCGCCATCCACCCATTTACCCATGCTTCCCATGCATTCTTTGAGCCCTTAGCCCCATCCAAGAATATGTCCAAGAACCCCAACTTCGGCCACCAGCCCTCAGCAATTCGGCTGTTCAAGTTCCAGCCTGTCTCCGTGGTGACAGAAGCGAAGCCGCCCGGAACGTCATGGGGGATGAATGGCGTCATGTCAACGAGGGTCGCCATGTCATCCATGAGACTTCCGCCGGACAGTATCATACGCAGGGATGAGTCTAAGAAGTTGATCACTGTAAAGCCGGGACGAGCAGGCAAGATTGCTTTAACCCAGTTCATGCGAAGCCAATTAGCACCCCGGTACATGGATTCTAGGTGCTTCTGGGGAATCTTACCAAGTAGCTTGGCCCGATCCGGGTTCTTCTGAACCAGCTCCATCCACCACTTGGTGAATGTACCCTCTTGGGGACCATCCTTCCACAGAGATTTTGTTTTCAGGAACGCATCTTCTACGGCATTCCCAAGAGCTTGGTTTACATTCCGGAAATCATCAACATACCGCTGAGCCTGTTGTCGCAAGTGGCCCAGCTCTTCTGCAGACAGGAGGGGGTGTCCGGGTTCTATGGGCTGTCCGCTCCTGATTGCCTCTCTACGAGCAGTGGTCCACTCCTCTAATATTCGAGCGGCCTCATCAGCGTCGAAAGCATCCACACCTCTCTTGCCTTCCATGGCCTCGTCAATGAGCTTAGAGAGCTGGGAATTATATACTTCGTCGACAGCCCCATCAAAAATCTTTATGAAGTCAGCTGGGTCTGTAATACCAAGGGTTCTAAGAACACCCTTGGAGCCTAACAGCCGGACCCGGTCTCCGAGGGAGAGTCCAACTTTGTTCAATTTAGCGAGCTCATCCATGCGTCCGTACACGATGGCGGCAAAAGCCGCTCGCACTTGCTTGGTGCTTCCCAGAGAGCGCATCATCTTACCGCTCACACTGAGAACATCACCGGCCACCCAAGTCGCCATGGTCCGGGTAGACTGCTCCAGCATTGTTGCTCCCCAATTGCGGAGCGGCTGGATCGGACTCACGAAGTCATCGGCGTGGCCGAATCCTTCATAGGCAAATCCCATAAGCTCATCAAGATATTTTGTTCCCTTGGCGGCTCTAGCGGCGTCGTCAATTAGCTTTGCGGCACCCTTGAATGGACCCTTCAATACAATGCCGGGTACCTTGAATATGTGCTTCAGGGGTTTCAGGAGCAGGCCAAATACAGCTCCGGGGATGTAGTTAGTGGGGTCAAAGAATGCTTCGCCCATGAGCTCAGACGCTGGGTCCGAGAACCGTTCGGTAATGTCATGGACTTCCCACTTCTCCAACCATCCGCCCTTCTGGAGTGTGGCGTCTGCAATTGCTTGGAGAGCTAACTCTTTGCGTTCATCAGAATCTGGGGCCATTGACCATGTATATCGGAAGGCATGGTCAGTGTACTCGGGATTCATATTGGCCATGTCATTCTGAGCCTTGATGGCTATCAGCATGAGAGACCTAGCTTCCTCCGTCATATCTCGAACAAGCTGTCCCGTTGGGTCCTGCTGATAGAGCTCTATGGAATTGGTGTTTACCTCATCCATGATCTCCAAAGCCCGAGTGTAATTGCCAGTCTTCTCTTGTTCAATCTCAGCATAGATTACCTGAGCCTGCCGGAGCTGATCCTTGGAAGCCCATCCCATCATCTGAACGTCTGCGTCTGTCAGGGAGTCCACATCCACGTTGATGGGGTTGCCTATGAAGGACTGCCCAAACAGCTTGGACTGGTCTTTGTCTATGCCATACTGTTCCCATAGGTGAGCTTTGTCCGCATTTACTTCATCCCAGAACTTCTGTCGGAACCGATCATAATGCTTGGTTGCTTCATACATATTACGGCTTGCGTCGGACAAGAACGTCACACCAAACAAACGGAACCGCTCACCCAGAGTCATGTCCTTCCGCTGTTCGTGCTTCTGTATTAACTGCCAGTAGTCTGCCTTCGAACCGGCCAAAGCATCGTTCTTCTCTTCTTGGCTCATCCGTTGCCACATGTAAGCCCCGGTTCGAGCTTCTGGGCCATACTGCAGGTCTCCGAAGGCAATCCTATAGGCATCAGACAGAGACCCGGAGGTACCAACCTTCACACCATATACAAGGAATTCCGGTAAAGCTCGGGCCCAAGCCGCTACGGCTGGATACCAAGTTGTATTGGATAGAGTTTGATTGAAGTTTCGGAAGGCGGCATTCATGGACTGCCAAGCCCCAATAAGTCCCGTCTCCTCTCTTGGGGTTATTGGGAGAGCAGTGCCGCCCATGCCTTCCACACGATAGGGGGTAGTTTCTAGGTACTTCTGGTTCTCTTCATGCTCTTCTTGAAGAGTCTTGATCCGTTGGAGGGCCTGTTCATCAGTTATGCTTTGAATCTGTAGGGCCGCAAGCTCTTTACTGATCTCATCTTGTCGATCAAACGTCCGCTGTCGTTGCCGATTGGCCTCAGCCCGCTCTTCCTCACTCTTGACGAACTGTTGCTTCATGGCTTGAGCGGTGTACTGCTCGGCTCGATAGTGCTTAAACAGCTCACGGTTCCCGGGTTCATCGGGAACTCCATACTGCTCTTCTAGTTCTTTACCGGACAGGGAATCTAGGCGACCCAAAACCTCGTCCATAGGGTGGTCGCCACCGGGGCGATAGCGAGGGCCCTTGGGGTCCAAGTCGTACTGGTCCATAATACGTTCGGGGGTACGACCTAAATTTATCCCCTTGGTTGCTTCCATTAGAAGCGTTTCGGGGGATTTAGGAGTCTCCTTCGGAGGTTCTGGTGCTCTTGCTCCCGGTTGGGGCTGTTGTTCTTGACGACCAGTCTGGATAAATCGTCTGAATTCAGGAGCCTGCCAAAATTCCCTAGGTGGTGCGGACTCTCCGGTTCCGGCCTCTTCATGCTCTTGGCGGCGAGTAGTAAGCTCCCCTAATTGCCTACGAATAGATTCTAGAGGATTGGCCATTACTCGCTCTTGTCAGATTTGACCTTCACTTTCTCGACCTTCACTTTCTCGACTTCCTGAGGAACGTCGATGATTGGTTTCTCCATAAACACAATTAGGTTTGGAGGTACGGGTACAGCAGAGATGAAACTAAATCCATCCTCTGCAAATTTATTCACGATCTTCTCGGCCATATTCATGTCATTGACCGGGAGCTTGCTTAGTTTGTATTCTTTCACTTTGCCTCCACTATATCCCCATGGCTGATCAGGCTGTAGCCACAGTTAGGGCATATTCCACATCCCAGAGGGAGCGGGTTGCACATTCGAGTCCAAAAATTACAGCCGCATTTAGGAACTGTGGGCCACTCAAACTCTATTTCAATCATGGTTTGATTGTCCTCATGTTTATTAGCTACATCCATACCCGGATATAGATAGGTGCTTAGTTTGGCATCCCAATACATATCATCCTCAAAAACAGGAATGGGATCATCCCAAGCATCTCCCAACATACGAACAAATCTATTGACATTTACAGGTCGATTGATTTTGAAGTTCATTATCTCTCCTAGAAACTAAGTCGAGGGTTCCTCTCCCCGGGCATAAACGCCCCAGACGGGGTTCTGGTCATTCTCGGAGGGGCATTTGTCAGGAACGGACTGAAAATCATTCGTGCCATCTCAGCAAATGGTCCCAGCTCACTGCCCTGCCCAGCCTGCGACATTAGGGGGTCCATGACGCCCCGAAGGTCCTGTGCTTGCTGTCGGGTCAGTTTGCCCTCATTGCCCATGGAACCGGTAGCACTAGCGATCGAACGAAGATACTCATATCCGGGTCCGAACTTGAAGTCCTCTCCGCCTCCTAATGCATTTACCATATTATCCAGAGCGGTCACGGCTTCATTAGCCCGTCCTGCCGACTGGAAGTATCCCTCATCCAGTGTTTGGGGAGCAGTAAAGCCCATAGCGGCCTGCTCTGCGGACTGCGCTGGCTGGAATATAGACGGGATCGCCCCGCCAATAAGCCCAGCATGGGTACCTAGATCAGCCTCGTCGGGACTCAGGGAATACAGTTCCCATGGGTTGTCCGACTTCTGCATACTCCACATGGTAGCCAATTGGTTTGCGGACGCTCGAGCATCTTCGTCACTAAGGGTTCCAGAACCGATAAGTGCGTTCTGCATCAGGGTATAGGCCACCAAGGGGTTGTTGAGCTCTCCCATGTCCGTGGGGATCATCGGTTTCCACCAGTCCGGAGAACCCTCTCCCACGCTGTAGTCACCGATCGTCCAATTTATGTCAGAGGGTTGGTATCCAGTTGACTGGGTGTAGCCGCCACCTCCACCACCATAGCCACCGCCCCCGTAGTATCCATACCCACCGGATTGTGGATTAAAATCCTGACCATATGCCAGAGGGAACTGTTCATTATAACCAAAATAAGTGTCCTCGAACTCTACGCCCGGAACATTTCCCGGATTATATCCAGTATTATATACCCAAGGATACAATGTAGCTAGTCCACCGGGAGTTTCGCTAATCGGATAGTGTCCAGTCTCTCCATACAACCATTCGTTGGTATACGTATTCACCCCGGGCTGGAAACCTTCGTTAGGGTCTTCCTCCGGTGAGCTTTGAGATGTTCCTCCTCCACCCGTATTGGTAGGAGGAATGTAGCTCGTATAACTAAGCCCACTGGGAGCACTTACTGTCCCACTCTTCTGGGTATAGTCCTGAGCAGTATTAAAATAGTCTATAGGATATGGCATTACTCTACCCCCATCCTCCGGCTCTCCATCTCCCGGATATATCTAGCTGATGCATCGCTTCCGTACTTGGTCTCAATGTTCTTGAAGTCGTCAGCGGTTAAGGTGTCGTAGAACTTCAAATCTGGGTCCATCTTGTCGTCAGCGAGAACTCGGCTTACTTGATCCACGGCCTGTCCCGTCAGCTTGGTTATGTTATCGTAATCAATTCCCATTATCCTAATCCCGGCAGAGCTGATTTCAGCTGGTCCATGAAACTAGCTTCGCCCTGACCAGCGGGTTGTCCGCCCTGCTCTTGTGGAGTGGGCTGTCCGGTAGGGCTTGGTCCACCCTGTAGCTGTTCCGGATTTGGAGGAGCGGCTCCCTGTTGTCCTTGAATGCCACTTTGAGTTAGCTGTTCATACACAACCTCGGCAACCTCGTCTCCTGCATCTGCCAACTCCTTCATATTCCTCATTATACCATACTGCACAACGGCCGGATGCATCCTAGCCATGTCCATTATGATCTTGTCCATCTCATCATCCGGCTGTTGGATGTCGTAGTAGCGTTCCATAATGGTGCTCTGAGACAGGGTCCCACGAGCCTGTGATGCAATTGCGGACTTGCGTGTCTGCTCTCCCGGGAACTCTGGTTTAAGTCTACACTTGATCTTGTAGTCCGCCATGTCCGGGGTAACAATCGACTCTACAAAATCCCGGCCCTTCATTGACCCATACACCCGAATGGAAGCGTCGGGTGCGAACTTCGCTGACAGCCTCATAATCTTACCAGCCACTGTGCTGAACAGTATCTCTAGGTGCTTCACCGGTTGCTCTAGCCGGATACGGTTCTGGTCTGTCTGTTGTGACAGGGAGTATCCGGATACCGCTGATGCGCTGTCTCCAAAGGCCGACTCAGTGAAGCCGGTCTGTTGTAGTCTGCCCCGCAAGAAATCTATGTGGTCACTTACGTCAGGCGGGTTCCCCGGCCACTTGGGGAATGCAATGTCCTCATCCAGTCCCATCGGTACGTGGGTGCCCAGAACCGCATCAAACTTGAAGTTCCGTCCGGGCATGGCTTTCGTCACAATCGGCAAGCTGGACAGTAGGTTGATCTGACGAGCCCTGCGGTTGATGGCGTTCTCTAAAGAAGTAACCGTTTCTTGAAGAGGCTGGATTGCAGAAGCAGTCCATTCCTTGGGTACGTCCCGGTTCAGGGGCTTCCAGAACTGGACCGAGTACGGGAGGTCATCATAGTTGGTTTCCTGAAGGTCCCAAATAAATTCATTATCAAATAGCAGGCACTTCAGAACCATCCACTCTTCCCGAAACTCTTCCGATCCAAGTACGTGATTAAACCCCAGTGATACGGGACGCTTCTCCCATCTCCAGTGGTCGATCAGCTCTCCTTCAGTCTCCCGCTTCTGCTTGTCGTCTAGATGCATGTAATTTCGAAGCTGAAGTCCGTACAGGTCCTCAACTTCCTTGACCGTCATGCGCTCTACTCGAAATACCTGTCCCCACCGACGTGGTCCACCCTTCAACCAATAGGTCTTCTTAGGGTCAATTACCTGAAGCCGGTTGGGAGTCTCATGGTAGTGTTGCACCATGCGAATACCCTCAGGGGATTTCTTGTCCGGGATCGGCCTTGCCCCCATATCATATTCCTCAGCCAGAATCGGGTCCCATGCCGTATACAACACAGCAGACCCATCCCTAGCTAAGTGAAGGGCGGTCTCATATTCAATGTTGTATTCCTCACGCTCTGAGTTTGCTTCGAAAGTCCCCGCTACGTACTTCTCTATTCTAGAAGACTCTTCCTGAGATACGAGGGAATTCGTGAGTCCGTAAGCCTTCCATTCCAAGGGATGAGCCAGTATGATCCCGACAGCGAGGTCAACCACGTTAGTTGGTGTGGGGTCATTAAATCTCTCTTCTCCGGGCTTAGCCCGTCCACGAGTGACATAGTGCTGAAAATTGTACCAGTTTCTGCTTGTGTCAATCTCATCATGCCATTCTTTACAGGAAGTCTTTGCCTTAGCGTAGTCTTTCAGGACCTCGAGCAGGCCCTCGTCGTTCACAGCTGGTAGCATATTAATCTCTTAGCTCCGGAGGAAGAGCCGCTTCCATCTCACGCTGGATCGGATCGACGTAAGTGAATTCGGAGATATCCCCGAATGGTGACTCGACCACGATCTCTTCCGTGTTATCCACTCCCCCTCTCTCTACTGCGTCAAAGGCTGAGATAGCCAGAGCTGTTGCAAAATCCACCTTGTTGCGTCCCTGTCTAATAGGTTTGGTGAGCATGTAGCCCTTCGACTTCACATCCACTGCCGCAAATCTTATGTGTTCCCTAGCGTCATCGGCCACATAAGCCGCTAGTTTCCCCTGAACCAGAAGATCATACAAATTATGTGTGGCCGCAGTCATTGTCGTCTGGTTCTGTGTAAACTCCTCCGTACGAATTCCGAACTTCTCCAGATTGGTCATCGCTTGATGCATCTGTGTTGGGTCGTAGCGAACGATGGTAATCGGGTGGTATCGATGCATCTCTTTGATGTAGTCTTCCACCACCGTGAAGTCGAACTTATCATCCGGAGATGGTTTCCATATTCGATGAAACGCTATTCCTACCTCCTGCGTGGTCGGGTTGAAATACGTTCCTACCACCGCAGTTGAGTCGTGCTTCGGTGCCGCATCCACTCCCACAGATATCGGAAGTCCAAAGGACCCTGAGTCCTTGTAGTAGCGGAGTGGCCCATCCAACTTCAAAGCCGCTTCATCCCAGTACCGGATCGGAATGAATTCCTCTTTGGTTGTGACCCACTGATTTCTATGCAACCGCAAGAAGTCATTGGGTCGGAGCGTGGCCATCTGCTCGTCATAATACTCAGAAGTCTGCCACGGCATTCGGGGAACTGTGTCCCAAAACACGAATACCTTGCCAAGACGTCTACAGACAGGCTCGCCGTTATCGTCGACGATGTCAGCGAGCTCCGGGACCGGCTCCCCGTTTACGAACGCCATCTCATACAGGTCCCAAAGAAGTTCAGATTCTCCTTCGAACCCCGCATAAGTAACGATTACTCTCAACGGGTTCCGTACAGTAGGCGGCGGGGTCATCTCCGCCCACAGTTTACGTGAGCGTTCTGACGTATAACCCCACAGCTCGTCCCATAAAGTTAGACCCTGACGACCTCCAGCTACTGATCGATACTCAGAAGCCAATGCACGAACGAAGGTACCGTTGGGATAGTATACGACTGACTTCTGGGCCTTGAAGCCCTTCTTACGTGCATCATAGGCAATGTCGTCGTAGACACGAGATTGTGCCTGCTCTTCGTCATTAGCCAAGCAATATATTTCCGAATTTGCTGGTCCCTCTTCGGCATACCAAGCCCCAATCCCAGCGGCCAACGTCGTCTTGCCGGACTTCTTGATCGTGCTGTACACGATTGTAACATACGGAAAATTGCCATTCTCGTCCGGCGTAAGACAATGTTCCAATACTCTTCGTTGGGTATGGTCGTCGAGAATATGTAACTTGCCCTCTCCGGTCCATCCCTCTAATAGGTCCCAATCTTCCCGGATGAAGAAGCCAGCGTCCGGGTCATCGGCCCACTGAACAAATCCCCGCAATTACTTACCTATCCTTGACCTGCTCGCAATCCTAGCGAGGTTGGCCCTACGAGCCGCACTGTTGAAACGGGCTCGAGGCTGGTTAAATTGTATTGGGGCTCCGCCCTTACCACCGCCCATAATCCGCCGAGCATTGTCTATGTTCTGTCGCTCAATGACCTTATTAAGTCCTTCTCCATATCCAGCCCACGCACCCCCAAGCCCTCCAGCTGTCGGGGTTGGAAGCGGGGGATCGAACCGGGACTCCCCATACCGTGTAGGAGCTCCACCTTTGGTAGAGGATATCAAGGCTGGGGGAGTCATTCTCTGTGCGGAGCCGAGCATCGCTCGATCGGCAGACATAGCATTCTCCATCTGCCAAGGCCTTGCCATTCTACGGGCTGATCCAAGCATTGCTTGATCGGAAGACATAGCTCCGGGCAGTGCTCTCAACATTCTATTGATCCTCACCGATGGGTTGGCATCACCGCCTTGTAGCTGTTCCCATTGATTTCTGTCGAATAGGGCACCGGAGAATGTCGGTAGATTTGCTGGCTCAAATTCCGGATATCGTCTGCGATAGTCATCACTTGCGTACATCTTTTGGTGGGCTTCCTTCTGACCGGCTAACAAAGAATCGGCCATAAATAGCGGACCCAATTGTCCCATTACATTCCCGGCCCCACCAAGAACTCTCTGAGCTAGTTGCTTTAGGCTTCCAGTAGTTGTAGCGTTAGCTACATCCACACCGGCCATTCCACGTCCCATCGTAGCCGCATCGTCGGCGGTAGAGCCTAATCCGGTTCTCAGTTTACCAACCATCTCATCTGGGGTATCTCTCAAAGCGGGGTACAGCGTCTCATCAACATTCTGTAAATACTTGAGTTCTGCTGGATTTGCTTCTCCGGACTCTACCAGCCCACGAATGTACTTGATCGGGTCTGTGGTCCGTGTCCCCAACGGCCTGCCCCTGCGAGTAAATCCCTGTCTCAGATTGAACAGATCATCTTGAGCCTGCATACGACGAATTATTCCATCCTCAGCGTATTCCCATGGATTGTCCAACTGTCTGAGAATACCGGCCTCGTCTCCGATGCCTTCGAGAGGAGGTCCCAAGGGCCTCCACCCCGGCTCAGATGGACCAACGCCATGCCCCGGATAGTCCATGGGTCCCATTCCACCGGGAGCCATAAAGTCTGCATTAGCCGCAGACCTCCCCATCAAAGTACCAGCTTCCGCATCTATTCCACCGGGACCCCCCAAATTCAAATTACGACCCTGCCAAGGATCGCTTGGAAGTCCTTCGAGAATTTCCTGTACTATTTTCCAGTAGTGCTCTAGGTCAAAGCCATCAGGCATGTAAATATCCCCCCTACTTATGTGGAGTTGATCATAAAACCATTATACCATATTGGGGGGATTTTGTCAATCCGTCAGCCACCATCTAATTTCGGTGTCGTGGGTATTGGTGGCGGTATTTGTAGAGTGAAGATACTCCCAATCTGCCAGCTTTCCAGCGGCCTTGTCATACTTAGCCTTGTAATACCTAGCCCACTTTCGAGCTTCCTCGACCTCAGCGATCAAAGCCCCAACCGTATTAACTTGGGCCATAAAAGCCTCTTGCCAGTAGTCTATCGCCATACTGAAGCCATTCAAGGCCTTAAACAACAATTCAGTCGATGTCCTCATGTACGATCCTTATGTCTCCCATTATATTCCAGAGCCGATTACACCGTGGGCATTTGAACTCCCTACCCACGTCTGTAGCTACTACTTCTAGAACTGCCCCGCAGAGACACGTCATGGTTGCGGTTATTTCCACCTCCGCATACGATCTCTTGGGTTTGTTCTCCTCGTAGTATCTCCGATTATACTTCTGTCGGCAATCGATACAGTAACTGTCTTTGCCCTTGAAGTTAATTATGTGGGGATAGTGATCCCCGTACTTGCAGTATTTACGTCCCGGGGGTGCCTCACGCTCCGCCGTGATAGGACGCCCCCTCTTATGTTCTAAAGCCATCCTCCAAAAACCATCCCGATACACAAGAGCACGACTAGCAGAGTCACCATGACGGTAAGCCAAATCAGGAAAAACTCCATAGCCACGCTCCTGTCATCAAGTAAACTTGTTACGAGCTTATTGAAATATTTTCTCATAGCACTAACCCCATCTCAATGACCTCGTTGACTATAACAGAGTCGAGAACGTTCCCCATATGTCTTGCTGTACGATTCTTTGTAGTGATTTGGTATAGCCCGCTATCTTGAATCGCATTGTCCCACTCTCGCATTCGTCCCATCGCCATCTGGTTAGAATCAGGTAGGTGCTCAAGAAGTAAATCCCGATAACCAAGAAACTGACAATGATGGCCATGGCCAAACGCTTCCACTGTACCCGTCTTAAGTAAGATTTCATCGTCTCCATGCACTTTCAGGTATAGTTCTATGGGCATACCTCTTCCCATCGCATCGTCTTCCAGCCACTCTCTTGGAAACCACTGTCCAACCTCTGTCTTTACCGTCCCATCGTTTCCCTTAAAGTCATAGTGAGATTGATCCAAGTAATGCGGAAACAGCGATTTCACCGGCACTCCGCTGACCTTCGCTACGTTGGGGAAATTTGTCAGCAAATGTATTTGTTGCATAAACCAGTTCTCATAAAACAGAATGTCGTCGTCGGAGTATCCAAATATCCGAGTCCTACTAGCTCCCATCAGAACCCTCAGGGCCGCAGGCTTTCCTATATTATGGTGCGATAAGATCACCTGATCGATATATCCAGCCGCTACCATCTCAAGTAGCTTTGTCTGCCACTCCCGACACGATCCATTGTCAAACACCACTACCTGATATTCTTCCCGGAAGGGGAAAGAATTCATCATCATGCTATTCAAAGATAGCTCTATGATCTGCTTTCTGCCCTTGTGATACCCACTCATATAGGGCAGGTGAGTGATCATTGACAGGGTGTAGGCGGGTGGGTCCGACTTCACCAGCTTATCCCGATTCGGGTTCATTCCAAGTCTAGCCATGTGGTTTCCTCGCAAATAGGGTGTATTCTGTGGGCTTCTCTTCCTTCCTAAATGCATAGACCGGCCAAAAGTCTCTCAGCTCCGGGGGAATTGGAGCAAGTACCTTCTCCTCGTGCTCCCAAATCCAGTCTTCTACAGCGAACATGTCGATCGATGCCAGACCATTCTCGTGCCAATACCTGCGCCGATTGGCATCATCCCAAACCACCCAGCCTCCCGGCTTCAAGTAATTTTGGACTGAATTCCAGAATCTAACCCGTCCCCGCCCATCTATGAAGATAAGATCATATTCCCGAGGAGCCAACCTAGGCAACTTGACTCCGGCGTTCTCTATATCGGAAGCAAAGATCATGGTAGCGGAACCAAATACATTGGACCTGCTGTCATACAAAAGTCCTCGGCTGTAAAGCTCATTACCCACCCCAGTATACCACCTAGGATCGGTCTCGAATGTAAGCAAGTACTCCACCCGCTCTGCAAGCCATAGGGTAGAGCCTCCCGCTCCATGCTCCATAACGATCGAGTCTTGATCTATTAGTCTCTCAAAAAACTCAATCGCTAACTGGGGTAGCCATGGTACGGCTTTCATATGTACCTCCTGCTATCAAAATCAAATCTTCAGCCTCTGAGCCCTCGAACCGCTTTGCCATAAGTTGGATAACATCATTCACCTGCATCCCAGCCAAACTTATCGCTCGTCCCAGTGTCCACTTCGTAAATAGGGAGGGATGAAATATTCTCATGTCACAGGGGTCTCCCAAGCTGGGGGCCTCAACCACAATCTTTCCCGGATCATTAAGCATCTTACGCATAGCAATCAATTCGTCGATTGGATGGTGCATATGCTCAAGCGTATGGATGCAGGTAATCAAATCTACCTTCTCGGGAACATTTGCGATATTGCTGTACACACGCTGTTCTGGGTTAATAATAATATCCCGAATATCCACTCCGTATGTTCGTATTCCCCGTTTCCGAAACTCCTCTAATAGAAGCCCCCGAGCGCAACCCACATCTATGACACTCTCTACCCCATCCAGCTGAATCATCTCTGCTACCCGCTTGGCCCGAAATTCCTCATGTTTCCTAATGAGTTCGTCTCCTCCGTCTGCGGGGGCCACGGTCTCGGTATACCAATCGTACAAAGCTCTTAGGTCTGTAGGCTCCATCGCCAAGTACACAAACCCACATACGCAGAACCAATAGAAGAGCCGCTTGCGTTCTACACCAAAACTACGATACACCTGCCGCTCTCTGGAACCGCAGAGCGGACACTTGTCGATAGACTTGAATTTTAGTGAAAGCACTAGTCAAATATCCCATTCGATGCAGTTACAGTCGCATCCACCAGTTCCTTCAGCTCCAGCAATTCCGCTCGGGTATTGATCTTCAAGCTGTCGTTCAAAGTCAAAACCTTGATCTTAGCAGGACTGCCCTCTTGAATTCCACCAATCGCCCACTTACCATTGCGAAGTTTGTGGTTCGTACTCTGTTCGTGTTCTACTGCCATCCTAGTTTCCTCCGTATTCGGTGCCAAATCTTCTTGCCGTGTTGGACACCTATAAACTTCATAGTGTCTTCAGCCCCATCGTACTCCAAATGGATGATTAGATTGTCCCCATCCAAAAGCTGGGCCCGCTCTGCGAACACTACCCGAATCAATACTTCATCCCCATCATCCAGAATTTTCATCATCCACTGCTCCAACTCACATCAAAGTCCGAGGTGCTCATAACCGAATAAGAAGGCTGATGATCTCCCCAGTGCATAGGACCCTCAGAAGAGTACACCCCAACAACCATATTCGTAGATGCCATACCGTACCCCCAATTCGGCTGAACGGGATACGGCTCACGAACATATACCGTCTTCTCCTTAATGATTACATTGGGCTCATCAGGGGGCTTCTTGGGAGCTCCACAAGCCATACAGTTCCCACGAGGGTCCATCAGCGTGTAGCCGGAGCAGTATTCGCATACACTCCTCAGCCGAGGATCATCTATTGAAATCGGTTCGCTCATCAATCAGCTCCTTGTAGTGTTCCCAGTCCCCAACATCATAGTAGTATTCCAAGTCCCACAGCTCATACTCAAACCGATCCATAGCCGAGTTGATTGCATCTGTGTAGGTGCGGGGGTACTCCTCAATCCAATGCCTACTTACCGACACTGACCAATCCAACACTCCCCATGCCCTGCGATAATTCGTGTCTTCGAAGGGAGGCTTATTCACAAATCGATTTCCCCGCAGTACCCCAAACCGGCTAGGCTCGTCCGTTATGAACGTGCCGATGCTGAATGGATGCTTAGCTTCTTTCCACCCGCCAATGGGCAAATAGGTATCCGCCATAACGAATTTGATTTCGCTGTGCGGGATCATCATCCCAGTATACATTGCACCGTAGATATCTTGTCCGATTAGCTGGGGCTTCAGGATAACCCGATCATAGTCCCGTACCACCCAAGCATGCATCGCTATCTTCTCGGGGGAAGTAACAATTACAATCGGCTTGCACCCAGCTCGGAGTAGCACTTGAATGTTGCGCTCCAGTAGGGACATATTCCCTACCGGTAACATCTCTTTCGGTATTCCGTTGAAGCGGGATGCTCTACCCGCCGCCGCTATAACTCCCAAGGAATCCATGTTTCTCCCAGAAATATTGTCTATTTGCTTTCACGGTGTCTCGATTCCGAGACTTGTGATGTTTCTGCTCTAAATGTTCCAGCGGCATATCGATCTTCACCACGGGAATGCCTTCCTTCCAGCATCGCCACCCGTAATCCAGATCATCTGCCACCGAGCTTTTGAAGTTCTGATCCCACATCCCTACTCGCTCCAGAACGGTCCTGTGGAAATAATAGTGCCATCCACAGGGATAGGGAACCGTCAATCCTTCGTAATTCCACTTGAGTACTTCATTCGAATACAGGCAAGCGGGATTGAACTTAGAATAGTGATGGAAAGCACCGTAACCCGTAAATAGAACATCGTTGTTTATGACTATATACCAGTTGCCTTCGGCCATCGTAATTCCAAGATTGATCGCCTCCGGATAGCTGGCGGTGTAGGTCAGACGGGTCATCTTTACATCTGCCACGTCCGGGTAAGGGGTCGGAGAGTGATTGTCTATTACAACCATCTCACAGGCATCGGATGCGTATTTATTCCAGCTTTCTATCAGGGGTTTGGTGTATTGTTCCCAGTTTCCAATCCCCACAGTGACTACGGATATTTCTCTACCCATAACCGTCAACAGCCCTTCGCCACTTGTCGTTCGACCAATAGGACGGGGGATGTCCATCTACCGGTAGATCGGTCTGATCTATGATATGATAGGCTCCCTGCATATCCTTCTGAACCGCTTCGATTATTGCGTCCTTGCATATGTCGGGAGTAGATACGCCCCAAAAACTGCGCCTGCGCCAAGTATCGTCTCTCACTCCCTTGATCAAGAACTTGTCTCGCTCCTCAATTGAGTTCGTTGGCCCAAACCGCAGGATCACACCGGACATGTCTGTATCGGAGAAATAGAAATTACAAAGTTCTTCTGCCATCCGCTTACTGGTATCGTAGGAGCAGAGCTTTCCCACCACCCTAAAGCGGGTATCTTCATCAATCGGAGTCTGATCCGGCCCCACCATGCCTCTGGTATTCAATTGGTAGTACGCCGTGGAGCTGATGTAGATGAACCGAGGAACATTGTTCAGAAAAGCCGCCTCCAAAACATTCAGGGTTCCAAGTACATTCACCTCAATGTAATCAGAAATATGCCCCATGTTTGGGTGGGGAATTGCGGCCGCATGAATCACGACATCCGCACCTTCCATCTTCTCCTGTAGATTCAAGAAATCTAGGATGTCGTCGCCATCCACCAGATCATAGTCCACAACCTCGTGTCCCTGCTTCCTTAGGGGATCACAAATCATAGTGCCAAGATTGCCCTTGCTTCCAGTGATAAATATTTTCATATCTGGTCCTTGATTTGCAGAAATGTCTCCAAACGCCAGCCGCCATCCCGAGAATGCCTACTAGGGTGAGGCACCCTTCACTGTCTCCAGTGAGGGCAGATTGAAGGCGGATTTTATCCAGCTTTGTGCGCTATCCTCTAACGGTTCAGGTTCTGTGCTTTGTCCGTTTAATTGGGCATGCCTATAATGCCCTAAGGTTTTAGGATAGGCTACATGACGGTATGCAAGACCGGAGCTTCAGTGGCCTGTAAGCCACTAAGCAGTGTATTTGTCCCACGCTTATCCCGCTTCGCCGCCGAAGACATATATTCAATTGTTAAATTTCTACAAAGGTCGTTGCGTTCGACAGAGACAGAGCCCCGTCCAACGTACCAAGAATCTCCTCCAGCCGTTCGATTTCCTCCGCCAGCATCATCTCGTCGAGATTGATGATCACATCGTCTGGTCGTGCCTCAGCCCCAGCGGCCACGGTCACGACTCCCTTGCGCTGTGCTTCCATGCGGATGTCATTGATGTGGCGAGACAGAGTGGATAGGAACTGAGAAGTCTGAGGAGCGACCTCACGTCGCCATACAAGCCAGTCTCCTACCGGTCGGGTGAGCCCACCCACAGTAACTTTCGTGACGAGATTGGACTCAGTGATCGCCTTGCGAAGGGCAATCCTTCGATCTTCCAAATCGTTGATCGACTGCAGTTCCCGACTGATTACATCGGGGGTGCCGCCCTCCTTGGCCAGCGGGTCCTTCAGGGCTTCCTGCCGAAACAGGTAGGCCACTACGAACTGCCGCTTCTTGGCCAAACGCTTCTCGATCGTTCGAACTTCTGCTAAAGCCTCGGTTACGGTGATCTTTATCTTACTCATGATTTATCCTTTCGACTCAAAGTCTTTACAATTCAGGTCCTGATTCTTGAACATCGGGTGCAGATACTCGATCTTGATCTCAGGTTCCCGGAACCAATTGCCATTGTACTCCACCGGATTGGGAACAAGACAGGCGGCTCCCTCCCCAGTCATTTTGAAATGCTTGCAGTTTCCGCAATGCACCGGCTTAGGTTTCCTCTTGAATAGGCTCATCTTCTTCCGTCTCTTCCCAATATATTACTCTCTCGATCTTATGGGGTCCCCACATCTTTGTAACCCCATGGGGGGTTACAACACCCGCCCCCATCTTAAGAATATTCTCGGCTCGTTTCATCGCATGGGTTTCTGACTTCTGGTCCTCTTCAATTACCCCTGTGTATTCATCATCCAAAAATACTTGCAGTTTCCAGCTCATTTAAAACTCCAATCATCATCCGAATACTCGGGGTCATTCACCTTGTACCGCCTAACTCCATAGTCTTCTTTCAATCTATTCCGAATGGGGGTACGGAGGTCATTCTCTTGGATATACTCCTCGAGCGTCTCCACAGATGAGAACACCCCTTCTATATAAGACCACGACCAATCGTAAGACTCCAAAATGTATACGTAGCTCATTTAAAACTCCCCGTTACATTAAAACGGTGCCGAAGAACATCCTTCTCACGGTACCTTTCCAGCTCATTTAATGCACGTTGAATGGTCAGCCTGCTCATACAAGCATCACAATCTTTGAACTCACAATTGGCAACAACGTTACCTGCAAAGTCCACGCTAACGAACCACTTATGTACGTGTTTCTTGGTCATATGCCTCACCAAGAAGCGTTACCCCAATTCGCTTGATCTCTTGAGGGGGGACAAAGATCAGTTCCCTCTCTTTGTTCGGGACCGGATTGTCCTCCCACCAAGAGAAGCCTTCCCTTGATATACTCTCAGCAACCTTGTGGGGCATATTGGTAAGCCGAACGATCGGTTCCCGGACGTACACCTGACCATCCCGGGTGAAGACCGCCACCCTAAAATTATACCCAGTGATTCCCATTATTTCCTCTTCCGCCTTGTCTCTAGCCACAGGATCACGGCACCAATCATCATGCCTACTGCAAGGATCAAATGATAACAACGGCACATAAATTCACCCTCCCATTCGATCCCTAATCTTTATCGAAAGTCTACCCATTCCAAGAGAGGCGAACAAGAACAGCCAGACGGGAATGGCAACTGGCCATATGGCGGCGGTGAGACATCCCATGATATAAAACATGGCGGCATCATCTTCATGGGTTGGATAATTGTCCCGCACCACCATGACGGTCATCACACCCCACGTAATGATCAGAGTAATAACTGCTCCAATAATATACCACATAGTTATTTCTCCTTACGAGTCTGCTTATCTCCAGCGGGGGCCTCTTCAAAGGGCTCCCATAGTTCGTAAGGTACTCCGGTTTCTAGGATACATTCGTATAAGGTCCTATCTTCCCTCATTTGCACCTTGGATCGAATATGTAGGATTTTAGTCCGCTCGTCCCAAGCTCCCCGTCGAACATATTGTCCGGCGAATAGAGTAGTATCTGACTCAATAAACACAATGTGGTGCACTTTTACGTTCTTCATTTTAGTCATCCAACAGCCCCTCCGGTAGGGCTTCGAGGGCATCCTTCAACTCTTCCCTATTCGGCCATCCAATAGGGTAATCTATCTGTTGTACCACCTTATCAGCCGCCTTAACTACTCTGATAAGGGCTTCCACTTCCTCTGTGATATCGATGTCGTCCCCGTCTTCGCTATAGCCTATGACCGTATGATACCACTTACTCATCTAGCAATCCTTTCGGCAGTGCTTCGAGGGCTTCATTCAATTCCATATATAGCGGGTGGCTCCATTTATGTGGACTATCCCAATCTGCGTATATCTTCTTGGCTACCCGAACTGCTCGGAGAAGATCGCCAAGATAGTCCGGGCAGGGGGCAAAGCAATAATCATAATCCAGATAGTCTGCTATTCTGAAGTTGATGTCGTCGTATATCAGACTCTTGGGTTTCATTTCACGCACCTTGCAATAAGGCCAATCATTGCTCCAATTACAATAGCTAATGCAAGCATATCCCCGGTGCTCAGTTCTTTATCCCTCTTCATCCAGTAATCCTTCCGGCAGGGCTTCGAGGGCATCATACAATTCTTCCCAACCTGACCCCCCAGAGCTCTCATCCACCACATAGGCCGCCCTTGCTACTCGGAGAAGCTGCCACCAATGCAGGCGTGTCTTCCATATACCCCGCATAAATCGTTCGTGCTCCTCGGCGTTGGCTCCGTATTGTTCACTCATCCAACAATCCTTCCGGTAAGGCGGAGAGGGCATCACAAAACTCTTTTACTGCATCCTCTGGCCCATACGGTTCAACTTTCTCAGCCGCTCGAGCTACTCTGATGAGGGCATCGAAGCTGTCTATTATCTCTTTACCACCACAATCGCAGTCGTCATCGGTGTAGCCGTAGTACCATACCTTACAATTTCCATCATGGACATTCTTCATTAACAGCAAATCCAAGAAAATTAGTGTCATCGGGGGTCCTCATCTATCTCCTTTCGATCTACGTACTCCCCATCTATCCGATACACCGAGTGCTCCCCAACCCTCCCACATATACTACAAGGCTCGCCCTCGTAGCTGGAGTTGGGGTACATCGCATGACCGCGGTGGGGCATTCCATAGGACTTACCGTCAATCACAAACAGGCTCCCAGCAGGCCACGTCACGACTCTATAGGGTACCTTCCACATTAGGCTCATATCTTTCACATTCTTTCAGCCTGCCGCCCCGCTCAGGTCGCTCATCAGGTCAACGGTTAGATGCCCTCAATGACGGGGCGGACAAGCCTCACCTATTGGCAATCAAAAGAGATAGGGCTCCCGTACGGCACCGATCCGGAACCTATGAATATTTTTATAATCCAGCCCCAAAATGGGCCCCTGTTCAGGAAAAATTTCCTGATCGGGAGGGTGAAACAGCTCTCCAACATATCCATTCTACCATATATTCTTTTGAATGTCAAGGCTAAATGTATAGGTAGATTGCCCAGCAACGAAATCCACAGACCTAATTCCAAATGTACCTACCCCACCCCACCACTACCCACCCGGGCCGGTAGCTGAATTGTGTGTATGCAGGGTCTGATGGATCGGGAGATGGGTTTCAAGAGATCAACATTGAATTGGTGCTCCAGCCCTTCATATCAGCATACTGTGCATGGCACACTATCATGCATGGTCCGCCATATGCACCCATTCAGCCCCACTAAGCCACCATCTACCGCTAATCACCCATACAAATGCGAGTTATAAATATGTTGCTACAGGAGCCCGCTCGTGCATTCAATGCATGTAGCTATCAAGTAAGCTCACCAACATCATATTAGTGGTACGCTTCTGTTCACCCGAGACGGTTCACGAACACGGAGAGCACGTGTGGTTCACAACGCTCGGGTTCACAAGCTGACGACGCTCCATCCTCCCTTAGCTGTCACAGACCTAATCATTCAAAGACTGTTCAACTACGGCGGCGTACTGCCAATGCAAGAACAAGTACACGCAGGCCGCCGCCTAGCGTAGCAGTCCTCGTGACACGTCTGATCAATACCTTGCTTCTATCGAGCATATCGTTGATGCATCATACCAGTAGCATACGCAAGGGTCTGATCAATGTGATCCACTGCGGTTGTTGCTATACTTGCTCACCAAATATGTCCAGCTTCTACTACCGTATCACACCAGTCAAGCCGTGGCATATGATAAATCGTACGTCCACCCAGCGAATACGGGCAAAGGGACCAGCGAACTACGAAAAAACCAATACGCTGGTCCCATTACCCTTCTTCGACGGCACAACAATTATCATGGTATGTCCAATAGATGTTTGCTCCGTTCACTCGCAACAAGCCCGGTCCAAGAAGAGCACTTGATCGGTCTTGTCACTCCTTCACTCCGACCTAGGTAGCTTGACTGGTGTGATAGCTGGGATTAAGCTGGACCGTGTAAGAGAAAAGTGCATTTAGGAGCATGGTACAGCTAGAGCATTTCGGCTCCTCGACGAAAGGATGTATTGCAATGTCACCTATCGTAGCTGGACCACAAATTTGCGGCTGTGGCGGACATCCACAGTGCTGTGGCGACGACGTGATCGTACAGGAGCATCTCGTTGCAGTCCACAGCATTCTAGAAGACTGGGGACTAGATTATTATCTAGGTCTGCACCCCAACGTCGATGTGAACATCCTATGCTGTGAAATCATTGGCACTGCCATGAATAGGATCAGTGGCATCATATGGCCACCCCAACCCGTTCACATCTCATGGCCGTTTGGCAAGCCATGCCCAGCATGTGCCGCAGGTGACGACGCTCACCTAGTTGATCATTATCCGCAAGACAACATC